TCAGCCTGACTTGTTGTGTTATATCCGCAACTGGGGGTCTGCCGCGCCATGTGGGGGTGGGGGGGTATGGGTTATCACCGCGAGATGTTTTCACTCTTTTTGCTAGTTGAGCAGAGTGTTATTTAGCACTAAATTTGGTGTGAGAGCTAGGTTCTGTCATACGGTTGGGGAGGGCGCAAAGAAAAGGATGCCCACAACCTGGAGACTCGCCACATGACCCTCACCTTCCTTCCTTGCCAGCAAGCCCGCTAGGGCGCGCTAGTAACCCTGCCGTTGGCAGCAACCCCACAACAAGCAGTACGTTGCTCTCCCCCACAGTTCCCGTCCCCACGGAAGGTCGCCGTAGCCAATTTTAGCCGACACCTTTGTTTTGATGAAATGACGTTCATCACGCTGCTTACCTATTTCAAAGAATAGATACCAACCCAGGTTCCCCTGTTTACGCCCCGCCACATGCAACCGTGGTACAGCCATGATACTTGCCTGTTGTGACGCCAAGTATACACACACCAAAACAAAAAACAACCATCTGTTACTCTTAACAAATGGATTGGAACGCATCACTAGCTGACTGGAAAAAAGAGAAACAAAAACCTCAACCACTACAAGGTCCACACGGCGAATCTATTCCAGTAATCACCCCAAAAAATATTGATTTATCTAAACGCCCATCAGTACAAAATAAAATTGAGGGCGGAACATCAACAATTCGTTCAGCAGGATTCGATTTAACAAACAACCCTAAAGGACCTGTAGTACTTATCCCTACAGTGTTCAATAACAAAATTGATTACAGTCAAAACTTGACACCATCATGGAATGAATATAAGCAAACAGGTCAACACCTTGGTGTGTACCCTGGTCGCGACGCAGCATTAGCCGCAGCATCTGCGCTACATTTAATGGAAGAAAATCGTATCGGAAAAAAGAAAAAAAACAAGTAATGGCACCTCGTAAACCAAAAAAATCCGAACCAACCCCACCAAATATCCAGGGTGTCGACTGGAATGGTTCGTTAGCAGATTTTAAACAAGCAACCGTTGGCAACGTCAAACCTGGTGGAACCAAAATGCCAACTGGTAACAAAGGTCCAGACACAGGCATGTTCGCTGGAAGCGGCACACCGTTAAACAGCTCTATCGGCATGACCGATACGTCACGCAAAAACGTTACCAACGTAATCAAAAACCTTGCCATCCAAGAAATAGGCGGAGCAGCAATAGCAAAAGGTTTACAATTAGGAGTAAAAGCTGCCATCAACACAGGCATCCCAGCACGAGTGTCAAACATGGTCAAGGGTGAAATTGTTGTAGTACACGGCTCACCAACACAAGGTCTTAAAGTAATAAATCCAACACAAGGATTGAACCGCAGGGGTACCCGCGCAGTCGACCTTGGTAAACAAGGATTTTTTGAAATACCAAAACCAAACACGGTTAATCAAGGTGGAAATATTGCAAAAAATTATGCTTTGCCCGACAAACTTGGGAACGTACCCGAAGGAAAAGTTGGAGGCGGAAGCATCTATATTGCAAAAACAAAAAAAACAGGATTAGTTCAAGAAGGATATATTGGTTATACCCCGAACCCTTCTCCAGTTGTTTCTGAAATTCGTTTAAGTGATATTCCTGAAAAAAATATTCAATCATATTTTGATAAATATGAAACAGCAATTAAACAAGCAGGAGGACCACAACTACCTCGTGCGATTAAAAAAGAAATAAAAACTTTTCAAAAACAACAATCAAAGATTTTTAAAAATAAATAATATGGCACCGAAACCTAAACGCCCAGACTACTCAGGTTCACTAGCCTCCTACAAACAATCAGTAGCAGACAAACCAAAGAACCTAGACCTGCCATCACCAACCGATGTAGTTAACTGGGCATCAGGCATCGTCGCATCAGGAAGAACCGCCGCAGGACAAACCCAACCGTTAACCCCAGGCGACCAAGGACTACGCACCCTAGGACAAGGCATATCCCTCGCCAACACCTACCTCAACCCATACGCGAACACAACCCGCAAAGCATTAGGTGCAGCCGTCAACCGTGACCGCCAATCACTAACCGCACTATCAAAGTCCGCTGCACTCGACGCACTTGTCACTGGTGGTGGATATGGTGCAGGGAAAGCTATACAAACAGGCGTAACTGCTGCCGCGCCAAGCATCGCTAAAATACTTGCCAAAACAAACCTGTCAAGCGAACTTGCACCAGGACAAAATCTTGCTTTTCATTTTTCCAACAACCCAAACCTAAAAACAATCAAAGACATACCTGCCCTACGAAACCAAGGCGGAAATTATGGGTCAGTATTTGACAGCACTCAAATTGCACCAAAAGGCTCAACCTATGGATATGGTCCACTGCAAAACACTTCAGGACTATCCGAACTAGAAGGCGCAGTAAACGAAGCCCGTAACTCTTTGAACAGGGCAGCAGCCATGGGGCAAGACCGTGAATACACCCTCTATGTCACCAAAGCAAACCCACTAGTCCCAGGTCGTACAACCCGAATCAAAGACCCAGAATATGGCACATCAAAACTTGCTGGGGACTTAGGTCAATCCATTTACGGTAAACAAAAAGTTATTGCTTCAGTTCCATTGGACTACAAACCATTGGCTCAATTGGAAGCAACAGAACTAGCACTTGGAGCAAAAGCAAGTCGGTATCGAGTTGACCCAGCCTATCAAGCAGCGCAAGAAGCTACATCAAAAGCCAAATCAGAAATGCTTAACCAAACCTTAAACGAACTTGCAAAAAACCCTAAAGTTGTTCGCGCTGGTCTAACCCCACCACCATTGCAAAACCCGTTTTCTGCATACCAATACGGTACGCCACCTGTTCCACGGACACAGCAACAAGTTCCAAGTGTTACTCAAATAATTCAAGGAACAGTTAAAAACGCGGGTAAAATTGGTGCAGCAACAGCAGTGGTATCAAAAAACAAGAAAGATACGCGACGCAGATAATGGCACCTCGTAAACCAAAAGGAATTGATTGGAGCGACAACCTTGCCGACTTCAAAAATACGTTAATTAAAATTGCATCCGACGACCCGATTATTGGCAGCCAAGTAAAATATGCACAATCATTTGTTAAAGGCGGAACAGAAGCGTTAGCAAAATCTGTAGTAAGAGAAACCGCAATCACTGCAGCGAGCTATGCGACAGGGAAAGTTTTAGGCAAAGCAATCACAAAAGTTGCCCCAAAGGTCCTGCCCAAACTATTACCAGCAAAAATTGGTGTGCATCACAGTGTCACCCCAACAAGCGGAAACCCATTCACGGGCAAAGTACAAACATCAGTAGCCAACAAAGGTCTTACAGCCATGGACCAAAAACCTGGCTACTCCTATTTTTGGGACACAGGCAAAGGAAAATCTGGCATAGCCAAAGCAGTTACCGAAGCAGATTACCAAACAAAACAAATTGCTGACAAAATCCTATTAGACCCAGGTCAAAGGGCTGTTGGATATGTAACCAAAATAGGTCGAGGCATGGCACAACAAGACACCAACGTGCCAGGGACCATTGCCAGAGAAGTACAAGGAACCCAAAAAATTGTTAAAACCGTAGCCGCCTCTGGACCCAACTATCTTGGCATGACAAGTTTCAGCCAAAAAAATCTTAAAGATTTATCTAGAGCAGTTCAAGTTGCTAAACAACAAGAGTTTGTAAAAAGCGCGGCAAAACTAGGAACACTCGGTGCAGCGACTACAATTGGTGCAAGCAAACTTCCTAAAAAGAAGTAAGGTATTCCCCACATGGGAACCAAACGTAAAGTAGCACCAGAAGACAAAGCCAGATTCTTCGCAGCCATAGCAGCAGGCTCATCAATCACAGAAGCCTCACGCATCGCAGGCGTACACATCAACACTGGCTCAAACTGGTTAGCCAAATCCAAAGCAGCCAAAGCAAAACTAGACCAAGCCGTACTAGAAGCAACCCGTATCCGCGGCAAAGGCGGCGGAGTACAACACAAACAATACGAACAAGACCTCGACGAAGCCACCAACCTACCCCCAGCCATCCCACTAGGACGACTCTGCCCAGAAGCACAACGCGGCTTAGAAGACTTTGACTTCTTCCGCCGCTACTACCTAGGTCGTGTCCCGTCCCCATGGCAAGTAGAAGCCGCAGTCACCCTCGTAGAACTATTAGAACACCCCGAAAAAGAATTCGTAGTACTCAACGTCCCACCAGGAGCAGGCAAATCCACCCTATTCCACGATGTTGCCGTATGGGCAATCGTACGCAACCGCTCAATCCGCGTCATGATTGGCTCAATCTCACAAGCGATGGCAAAACAATACTCACGACGCATCCGTGAAACCCTCGAACGCCCACAACCAATCCACCCAGACCCAGAAATAGTCAAAAAAGGACTAGCAGTAGACGCAATCGGCTGCCTATCCATCGACTACGGCAGGTTCAAACCATCCGACAAAGGCGCATTGTGGCGTGCAGAAGAGTTCGTAGTAGAACAACTAGACGGAAACGGGCTAGACAACAAAGAACCAACCGTCCGCGCCTACGGAATTGACTCAGAATACATCGGACACCGCGCCGATTTATGCCTCTTCGACGACGTAGCGTCCGTAGACAACGCCCGTGAAGGTGCAACACGCGACAAAATGCTAGAACGCTGGGACCAAGTAGCCGAAGCCCGTGTAGACCCCGCAGGACTCTTAGCTGTCGTAGGACAAAGACTAGGAACAGGCGACTTATACGCCCACTGCCTCAACAAAATCTCTTACGATGTCGACGAAACCGACTACGACGGCATGGACATGACCACCCCAGAGTCATTAGCTGCCACAGAACCATCCAAAAGCCAGAAATACAAGCACATTGTGTACAAGGCATATTACGAAGAACTAGATACAGGTCCAGCATCCCGCCGATACGACGCAAAACCCTACCCAGAAGGACCACTCCTAGACCCCCAGCGTCTCTCCTGGAAAGATTTGTCCTACATCCGCTACTCAAACCCTCGAACCTTCAAAGTTGTGTACCAACAAGAAGACGACGCAGACGATGCCAACCTCATTTCCCGTGTTTGGGTCACAGGAGGACTAGGACAAGACGGTGTTCTCTACCCAGGATGCATCGACAACGACAGACTCCCAGGACAAATCCCTGAAGGACTCGGACCACCCGTAATATCCATCATTACAGTCGACCCATCACCGTCACAGTTCTGGGGAATCCAATGGTGGCTCTACCAACCCCACACCAACCTGCGATACCTCATCGATGTCGAACGAGTCAAGCTCACAGCCGAAGAACTCTTGGGTTATGACACCACATCACAAACATATTCAGGACTATTAGAAGACTGGACCAACCGTGCCTTCGCATACGGCTACCCTGTATCACATATCGTGGTAGAGGTCAACGCCGCCCAACGATTCCTCCTCGCCCACGACTTCGTACGCAAATGGCAAACACGACAAATGGTCAACATCATCCCCCACACCACACACCGAAACAAATTCGACGAAAAACTTGGTATCGAAGCACTACTCCCACCTCTCTACCGTGCAGGCGCAGTCCGACTCCCATCAATGCGCGGCAACTGGAAAACACTCGCACTAGTAGACGAACTCACCAAATGGACACCAGACAAAAAGAACGGCACCGACCTCGTAATGGCAAACTGGTTCGCAGAACTGCACTTCCCCAACGTAAGCGGAGTCAAACTCCCACCACGACAATGGCGACCAACATGGATGCTACAAGGCTAATATAGTACAGTTGCGTTAGTCATCAAAAAACCAAGGAGTTTACTCTAAGTGCTATCCGTCGAACAAATTGTCGAACTTTACAACGCACGACGCGAAGCACAAGGACCAGTCCTGCGTCGCATGCGCGAAGTACGCGACCTAGCCAACGGCGACGTAGTAATCCCACTCTCAGAACTAGACCGCAACGCACGCACAAACGTAGCGAACCTCCTCATCCAAGGCTTGGACCAAACATCGATGCGTATTGCATCAACCATGCCGATGCCATTTTTCCCGCCAGTAAAACAAGGCAACCTTGACTCCCAAGAAATGGCACGACTACGCAAAAAAGTAGTTCTTTCCTATTGGGACCACAACAAGATGAACCTGAAGATGCGCCGCCGCGCACGCCACTTCCTTGCATACTCATCAAGTCCAGTAATGCTGCGCCCAGACTTCCGCAAACTACAACCAACATGGGCAGTACGCAACCCGCTAGACACCTACGCTGCACCATCGGAAGACCCAGACAACCTAGTCCCAGACGACTGCATCTTCACCTACACCAAGACCGCACAATGGCTTATCGACTATTACGGTGAACAAGTCATCGGAAAACTCCGTATGGGTCGCGTCACCTTCGACACCAAATTCACCATCCTCGAATATGTCGACGACCAAGAAATGGTTATCGCCGTTATGGGTGCTCCACTCGCTGAAGGTCTCACACCCCCAGAACGCGCTGGTTTAGAAACCATCGAACTAGAACGCATCCCCAACCGCACAGGCATGCCACTCGCAGTAGTCCCATCACGCATCACACTAGACCAGCCACGCGGACAATACGACGGCATCCTCGGAATGTACTTCACCCGCGCACGCTTACAAGCACTCACCGAAATCGCTATCGAACGCGGCATCTTCCCAGACGAATACCTTGTATCACGCCCAGGAGAAAACCCAGAAATCATCCAACTTGCTGACGGCAAAACAGGACAACTTGGTGTAGTTAAGGGCGGCGACATTCAACAGTTGCAAACCAACCCAGGTTACAAAACCGACACAGCACTTGACCGCTTGGAACGCCAAGAGCGACTTGAAGGTGCTATCCCTGCAGAGTTCGGTGGCGAATCAGGAACCAACATTCGTACAGGACGCAGAGGCGAAAACGTGTTGTCCGCAACAGTTGACTTCCGTGTACAAGAAGCACAAGCAGTATTTGAACAAGCACTCTACGAAGAAGATAAGATTGCTATCGGAATTGAAAAAGCATATTGGGGTAATCAAAAGAAATCATTCTTTATCCCAGGACGAGTATCAGGGGGAATGACACACTATGTACCAAACAAAACTTTCGAAACCGATTTCCACTATGTCAACTATCCGTCATCTGGTTCGGACGTTAACGGTCTTATCGTTGGTCTCGGTCAGCGTCTTGGCACTGGGCTTATGTCTAAAGAATCTGCTCGCGAAGCTGACCCACTCATCACAGACCCCGAACTGGAAAAAGACCGCATTACTGCTGAGTCCATGGAAGCTGCACTACTGTCCTCAATACAAGCCCAAGCAGCTGACCCTAACGGACCTTATCAGCCAGACGATTTGGCGTATCTCACAATGCTCACCATCGAAAAAAACGTCCCAATCTATCAAGCAGTACAAATGACACAGCAACGCGCACAAGAACGCCAAGCAGCGATGGCACCACAAGGCGCACCAGAAACCATGCCAGGACTAGCAATGCCAGGAATGGGCGCAGAGATGCAACCACAAGCGCCTGCAGGTCCACCAAACATCCAAGGACTACTCGCACAACTTGGTGGTGGCAACGCTGCAGTCGCGCAACAACCAAACACTCCAGGAGCAGTTCTTTCACTAGGGGGAAGACTATAAATGGCAACGTACGCTAATCGCACCGATTTACAAAACCCAACAAACAAGATGGCTGTAACAGCAGCACCAGGTCAAACCTATGGTGAAGCTGGCGCACAACGCGCAGCACAACAAGCCGTACCTATGGGCGCACCACAAGCACCAACTATTGCACCAGGGTCGCTTGGCAATCTTGACCGCCCAACGGAACGCCCAATGGAACCAGTAACCGCAGGCAACCCTCTTGGTATGGGTCCAGGCGCTGAAGCACTTGTTACACCACTACCTGACACTTTGATGCCTGGCGGAAAACAAGACCTTATTAATCAAGTGCGTTATGTGTACTCGAAATATCCAAACACGGCTGTGTTGCAATTGTTGCTTGAACTAGAAAACCAGCCGCTCGCATGAGAGAAACTATCCAGCAACTTGAAGCCGAAGAACGCGCTGCACTTTTAATTAAACAACAAAGAGAACAGTACCCATACAAATTTACAGCAGACCATGCTGAACGTTTATCAAAAGCAACATACGGTGGTTATTACACAAACCCAGAAATCACCGCATCAGTTGGTCTGTCAGACATCCCAATTGACACTCAACCAATCCACTTAAATTCACAGAAACAAGCATTAGCGCATAGCGATGCGCTGCGTAGCAGAACAAATATTGCTAGTGAAGTAAAACCATCTGCACCAAAACCATCCGACAACTTCACTATCTATGACTTGTTGCGTACGGACCCTCGCGAACTTGCTGTGCGCCACGACCATCAACCAGATTGGTGGGACAGAGTAGACCCAGTAGACACAGCATCAGGTTTGAACTGGCGAGCAATACCAATCCCAGTTGTTAAAGAAGCAAAAGACTTGCTTAATTTGCCAGAGGCACAAGTAATCAAACTATACCTTTCTAATCCTGATGGTTGGCAGCAAATCCCTGGCATGGCTGCCAAAGATGTTGTTGATAGCAAAGGTCAACGCACTGGAAAATTTTGGGCAGACAAAGATTTAGCAGCAAAGTTTCCAACACTTGACAAAATTATGTGGGCTAATAGCCCTACACAAGACCGTCCTAAAGGCGCATTGGAAATTGCTGGCGCAACACTTATGGCTGATTTTCAAACAGCAGCAGGGGTAACCGCTGGAGTTGTATCAGTACCATTTAAAACTCTTGGTTTCTTTACGCCAGACCATATCGGTCCAGCAGGTGGTTTTGAAATTGAAGCAGCTGGCATAACGGTTCCTTCTCGTATCAGTATAAAAGACATTGTTGGCAAACCAGTACGAGGAACAACAAAAGCAGTTGTAGCAGGTCTTCAAGGTGGCGGACAATTACTTAAAAACACTCTTGAATATGCTGCGACGAATCGTGGTGGAACAATCGGTACTTTTACAGTAACAAACCACAACTGGGAAGATTACAAAAAAGTTGTAATTGAAGGAAACATCATTACCCAGATTCTTAAATCAGCAGTCACAGAAGGGCGACTTGACCTTGGTGCTGGCTTTTTCCCTGAAGGACAAATTCTTGAACGCGCCCGTCAAGCACACGACGCTGGACTGCCAAAAATTGAAGGGAAAACCTGGACTGCTGGACGCGCACTAGTTGAACCACTTATTAAAGAAAACTATATTGACCGCAACGGTTACGCCGCACAAATGCTTTCAGGTATCGCTGATGGAATATTTACCGTAGGCACAGACATAACAGTATTCACGAAGCCAGTTCAATCATTAAAACAATTATTCAATCTTGAAGATGTCGCCGCAACAACTTTGCTCAAAGGTCGCGCAGCAGACATTGTACGAGAAAACTGGATTTTAAAACGAGAAGCAGCAGGACTATCGTCAGTACCTAAAGAAATAATTGAAATGCCATGGGGAGCAGTAGACGAACCAGGTGCTGTCAAAGAACTGTTTGGCATGCTCCCACCTGGAACAAAACTTCCAGACGACGCAGAAGCATTCGCACAAGCAATGGCAGACGAAGCTATGGCTGGCAAATCATTAGTGTCACTTGACTCACCACCACCAGTTGTATACCGACCACCATCAAACAGCCTTGATTCGGTTAAATCAACATTTGGATTAACAAAAACAGCTGATGGTAGTTACAGATTTGACCCAATGAAAATCGATGAAATGCCATTCACCCGCGATGGTCAAATCACGTTAAAAAAACTTTCGTCATTTAAAAACGCTGGCGAACTTTATGATTATTTCTTGGGCAATATTCCAGTTGGTGCTGCCGTAAAAATTCAAGAAGTTGTAGAAGCTGCAGCTAAAGCAGGAAAAGCAGTTAATACAGACGACGTATTTGTTGTATTAAGAGAAGCAGCATTATCTGGCGACCCGCTCTACAACATCAGAGAAGTCCCTGGAGTAATTAAAAGTTGGGTAAATCAAACTGGTCCTCGTATTGCTCAATGGTCTTCAGATAGAACAAGGCAATTTGCAACAATGCCAGGGTCAACATTCTTTTCATTTAGCGACCCAATGGGTTCAATAAAAGACATGAACAACTTAATGAAAACAATGAATATCCCTGCTGAAGCTCGCCAAAACATGCTCACTTCTGCAATGAAAGCCGTTGCTAACGGTGAAATTGATAAACGTTTTGACCTTCAAAAACAATGGATGAACACAATTCTTGCTCCAAAACTAGCAAAAAATGGTGTTTCTCAAGAATGGATTGAAGAACTTGTAAAATATCGAGGCGACTCCGATGCCATTGCTCAATGGACATGGGATGCAATGGGTGAAGGCTACCCAGCATCATGGCTCGCAGACGGAAGCGGTGATGTAATTCGTTCAACCGACATGATACCTAAAGGTTTTATGATGGTTAACCCAGAACAATTCAAACAAGCTATTCGCGAAACAACAAACCTGTGGAAAGTATTTGAACCATTTAGGGGGAATAGAGCAATGGAAGCATTATTGCGTCCAACAATGTTCGATGCTCTTGAAAAAATACAACTTAAATGGATGAAACCAGTTGCATTGGGCGCACCACTTCCAATTCGAATGGTTACACGCATTGTCCCAGATGAACTATTGCGTATTGCTGTTGCCGAAAACATGAGTATCAGTTCACTCAAAGCACTAATGTCAAGCGGTCATGTAAACATGAGTACATTTGGTGTTGAAATTAAAACAGCAAAAGAAATAGCAAAAATTGCACCGCTTGTAGACCGTTTAGATGACATGCAAGCAACATTAAAAGCTGCTATTGCTGCAAACGATACTCAAAAAATTAAAATATATACCGATTTGATTTCATCGTTTACCGCAAAACATGGCACAAAAAAAGAAATGCTTGACCAAATTGCTTTGTTTGAAGAACGTATCAACCAATCTTTGCCAGGAACAAGCAGAAATGTTACACAGTTAGCCAAAGGACTGATGGCTAATGAATTAGCAGACCAAAGTGTTTTAAATTATGTTCGCCAGATGCGTGGCAATGCAACAAAAGACATTGCTTACGACATGGCTGGGAATCCAATCATCGACCCTAAAAATCCAAAAAATGTTAATTGGGTTAAAGGAACTTCTCGTGACATAGTTCAAATGTCAGAAACCCCAGAGTATCAAGAGGTTGCAAAAGCAATGCTGGCTGGTGGTTCTGATGCTGTAGTTCAATTACCAAACAGATTTTTGTCTGGCGACCTAAAACCAGTGTTTGAAAAAATTTGGCAAAAAGCACTTAAATCACAAGGCGTTAACGGGATGAACAAACTGACCCCGCTGACATCGATAGAAGGAAACTCTGCTTGGGTTTACACAATCTATAACGACATCCTTACCCGTACTGGCGGCGACAGAACAGCTATTGGTGCTATCGCTACTGGAAAACTTGGTACAGAAAAAATCATTGATAATTCTAAATGGGCATTAAAAACATCCACTGTCATCAATGTTTATGAACCAACCAGCACATTTAATAACTGGGTTAGAGACAACTTATTACAGAATCCCAACACCGCAAAAGTTGCACCATTCGCTGCAACAGAAGCAACTGAAGCAGTTATCCGTCGTGAAAATTTTATGACATGGGGATTTGTAATGTATCGCAATACATCAGCGAAACTTGCTCGCGGACCATATCAGGAATACAACAAATGGAAACGAATTCTTGAACTGATTCCAGCAATGGACCCCCAAGAAGCACAAAAAATGATGGACGCACTTGACGCAAGCAAAGCTGCTGATTGGATTAAAGATGGTGTTCGAGCCGAACTGCCACGCGCAGGCGGAACAGCAACACGCAAACAAGTAGAACTTTTAGGTGACATGTACGGGGATAAACAAGTTGGGGACTTGCTTTATGATTCATCAAAGAAGTCATACTTCGGTTCACGCCATTCCTTGCTCTTTGGGTTCTTTGACGCTTGGAAAGAACAATGGAGCGTGTGGGGAAGACTCATGGCAGAAAACCCACAAATGCTAGAAGCCGCTCGACTGACCAAAGAAGGTTTGATGGGTGCTGAACTTCCAGGTTGGGCTGGTGGACAAGATGGACGAGGAGTCTTATTCACCGATGAAGACACAGGTCAACAAGCAGTAGCACTTCCATTCTC